CAAATTGAAAATGATTATGCTTATGCATTATGTAAAGAACTTGATATAACACCAACCACTATTGAAATAAGTGAGCGTCAACTTATCAACTTTTATAACGAACATATTTATAAAAAATTTAATGGTATTGGATATAATGCCACACAAGTTTTGATTGCCGCCGAAATGGTTGAAAAGCAAAACGGAACCTTGATAACGGGAAATCATTTCATGGGTGATGGAGATGATATGATATTCGATTCCATTTATTTAATATCAAATGAATGGGATTTTTATACAGATTATTGTTTTTCTGATAGTAAAAATATAGACTTTCTTTTATATGTGCCAGAAATTGCTTATGCAATGATGCCGAAGGAAAACATTACTTGGAATAGATATAAAGAAAAAATATATGAAATACCATATCGTGATAAAATGCGTCCAGTTTATACGGATGAAACTATTGCTGAAATAAAAAAAATGGCTAGAAATAGAGTGCCTTTAAAAAAGACGAGTGAAATCTGGAGCAAACAAAAATTTATAAACACCTTTGATAAATATAAACTTTAAGGAAGATACTATGCCTAAAATTGTAAAAAGAATTGTTAATACCAATCTAAACGGAAATAAACCATGGATTCTTGACAGTCAACAACAAGATTACTTTACACAAGAAGAAATAAATGATATAATTATTCCTTATAAACAGTATATGAAAAATTTACCAGGTGCTCTTTCAATCGACATTGAAGAAGTGGACAGCACATTATTGGTTGTGAAACTGGAGTATGACACTGAAGAAAATTTACAGAATGCTGTTGCTGTGCAAAAAGAAAACGTTATTGTCAAAAGAAGAAACGATTTATATAAATCTAAAATGAATGAACTAGGACTAACTTCCGTAACGAGAATTTCATTTGAATAATATGTATTAGAAATTTGTTATGAAAAAAATAATAATAATGTTCAGTGTATTTTTTGCGCTGAATGTGAATTCCTCTGAACGAATTGAAGTTATTGTTTCGGCATCTCCTGGTGGACCTAATGACACGGTCACAAGAAAAATCGTAGATAAGTTAGAACGGCAAACCAACTTACAGTTCGTGATTCTCAACAAACCCGGTGGTGAACGTGTGATTGCATACAACTATGTCAATAACACAACAAAGCCGGTGTTGATACTTGAAACACAAGAAATAGAAAAACATGAAGTTTTCACAAAGATTGATGAAATCTTCAATTTGGGATATTTTTACAATATACTTATTGTATCCGAAAAATTTGGAATAAAAAATCTAAGTCAATTAATAGACTTATCTAAACAAAGAGAAATTAATTTTGGACATGCTAGTATTGGTAGCTATAGTCACTTATCTTCCAAACATATGTGTGAAAAAACTTTACGCTGTTTGCTTGTTCCATATAAATCTTCCGCTGAAGGTATGGTTGGTTTGTTAACCGGTACCATAGATGCTTATGCTATAGTTTCTTATGGCTCCAAGCAATTCATAAACAATAATAAGTATGTGGCCATTCACAATATCAAACTTGAAAGAGAGAAAAGCTGGTATAAATTGTTTAGTAAAAATTTGCCAGAAAAAGATATACAAAACATCAAATATGTGTTACAATCTATTGATGCTAGATTCTTCAGTGAAATGGGTTTTGATAAATGAGAAGTGAAATTAACACACAAAAATTTAATGAACGATTGGGTATATATCATGTCAACAATCAAAAATATCACAATGCATTTGATGCCTTAAAAGAAGCGAAGAAACAGAACACAAATATTCGTTGGGATTTTAATGATTCAACGTTTTCGCAGATTAAATGGAATGAGCCCATAAACATTTCGCTTGATGAATTATACAGAATGAGATTATTTCAGTTGAGAAATGAATACGATCATTTAATTTTATTCTTTAGTGGTGGTAGAGATAGTATGAATATTTTAAACACTGCTATAAAGAATAAGATTCTGATTGATGAAATTGTAATGTTCTATCCGTTTGAATTCGCAAAGCATTTCAATAAAAATGATGTTAGTGCTGATAATAATTTTTCTGAAATTGAGTATTCTGCTAAACCATTTCTACAAAAAAATCTGAATGACTTAGATCCACGCACTAAAATTCGTTATATAGATTTAGCGCATGATAATATCAAAATGTTTTTGAATGATGATTGGATAGAGAAAGTACCTCCCAATCAAGCGATATCATTAGCAAATAGAACAACTTCAGTTTTTTTTGATCCAGGTGTTGTAGACTTAGCAATGCGAGGAAAACATGTTGCACTAATTTATGGAGTAGACAAACCAAGAATAGCTTATAATGGAGGCAATTATTATGCTACATTTATTGATATGCCATTTTTTTCTGCATCGAGACCAAATATAAAAGATAAGAGTGAAATGTTTGATAAGTTTATTTTTTATGAGGCATTCTATTGGACTCCGTATTTACCCGAATTAGCAGTTAAACAGGCTCAAGTTGCTTTAGCCGGAATCAATTCGAATAGTGAATATAAAATATTATTTCGCAAAGATAACACTTATGAACTAGCACAACTCAAAGAAAAAATATTGTGCGATTTTATCTATTCAGATAGAGAGAACCCCTGGCAAACACGAAAGCCGGATGCAAGACTTGATAAAAAAATAAATCAATGGTTCTCATACTTGGCTCCAGAAAAAGCAAGAATAAATTTAATAGAAGGAATTAAATCTGTAATCCCATTGTATGATATGAATCATTTTATTGATGGAAAAATAACAAAAGGAAAAAAAGTAAGTAGGTCTAAACCCTACTATTTAGGAAGAGAAACATGAGAAAACTATTTTTAATTTTTACAATTTTTTGTTCTATTGCTCAAGCGGAAATATATAAGGTTTATGTGCCTTTTGCCGCCGGAAGTTCTCCTGATATTTTAGTAAGAAAAGTTTTTGATATTGCACAAACAAAATCAAATGATATGTTCATTATTCTTAATAAACCTGGAGCTGATGGATCAATAGCTTATAGAGCATTTTTAGAAGACACGTCTCCGAAAATTTTATCAACCACTACATCATTACTTCTAGATACAAATTTAAATGTTCAAGACCAAACAAAAAGTTTAATATATTATTACAAACTCGGTTTCTTGCTAGTTGCATTAAAAGATTCTAATATTAATAATATTAACGATGTTAAGGGTAAATTGAATGTTGGAAGTACTGGTAAAAATCAAGATGTTTTACTAAAAAGTTTGGTAAAAGATTCAAATGTTCAAATTATAAGATACACTTCTGATAATGATGTTGTCAGTGGCCTTCTTAGAAAAGATTTAGACTTAGCCAATATTTCTGATGGAAACTTTGCATATAAGGGTAACAAAGATAAATTTAAGATTATTAGCAATTATGATGTTACTAATATAACTTTTGGTGGTGGTTTTTCTGTAGAGAAATCTATGTCCACCACAGAATTAATGAAATTGAATGGAGTTATCAACGAAGTGTTTCAAGATGGAGAATTTAGAAAATGGCTATTTGATAGACTTGAGAAAACACCAGTTGGTGGTAAACCAGAAGTTCAAGATAAAATAGTGAATGATATCAGAATATATTTTGAAAAACACAAACTACAATAATTTTTAAGTAGCATAAATAAAAATATTGCTGTATGAAGCAAAGAGAAAAGTGTTCTGGACGGGGGTGCGAATCCCCCCAGGTCCACCATAAGAATTCTAAATCCGTGCAATTGGATAGTAGGCGTTAAGCACGGCACCTACAAGAATTCTTTTGATGGGCCTGACCTAGATTCGACAGGGCAACAAGTACATGCGTGGACAGCACGGTAGGCGATGACCGTAAATCAAGCAAAAAACGTAAATGCAAATGACGAAAGTTTTGCTTTAGCCGCCTAAACTCGGCTTAGGGTTTCGGTAGGTTTCCTCGTAACAGAATAACCTACCATTTTATTAACAAGGAGTTTTATTTTGAAGAAAATCGCAATCGCAAGTTTAATTGCAATCGCAACTGCCGCGCAAGCCGGTGGTTTTGTTTCGTATGGTGTTGACCAAGTTACTGACCGTGTAAGTAACAAACAGAGTATCGCACAGTATGTCCGTGCTGGTACCTCATTGGGTGGTTTCAATCTTGGATTACAAAATCGTAATGCTCGTACCAATGACAATCAATCTATGTTCAATAGTTTGGAACTTACCGCAGGTAAGACAGTTTTCGGTATCAACCCATTTGTTGGTGTAGGATTCGATAATGGCGGCGCTGGCGCAAAGCCATATGAGTATGGTCTAGTTGGCGCAAACGCTGGCACTAAAGTTGGTCCTGGTTATGCCATGGCTGGTGCTAAGACCCGTGTAAATTGGGATAGCGCAAATCCAAAACAATCTGTAGTATTTGCTAGTTACGACATGCCAGTCATCAGCAAAGTATCTGTTGGTTTGGGTGTTAGCCAAAGCTACCAAGACATTCAGGATCGTGCAGTCGGTCTTACAGTCTCAGTAGGATTTTAATATGAGAGTTTGTTAGTTCTCAATAAAAACTAACACACAGAAAGGAAATAGATGCGAAGTAAACCTATACTTCTAAGCATATTCTTCTCGGCAATAATTTTGTTATTATCATTTGTGAATGTTGACACACATAACATTCTACCAATGAAGTCAACATTCAATGCACTCACTATGGATGCAAAGAAACAGGTAACTTGCCTAGCTGAAAATATTTATTTTGAAGCCGCACATGAATCAAACGAAGGTAAGAAAGCAGTAGCATTCGTAACCTTTAACAGAGTGCAGTCCGGATATGCAAGTGACATATGCGGAGTTGTAAAGCAAAAGACTGGAAACACTTGCCAATTTTCTTGGTATTGTGACACCAATTTTACCAGTAAGACCTTGACAATCAAGAACACTTTGTTGTATAATGAGATTTTAGAGTTATCAACAAACCTTTTCTTGAATTTTGAAAGAATGACTGATGTAACAAACGGAGCAACTTATTACCATGCTGATTATGTAAATCCAGGTTGGACAAAACTAAAAAAGGAGAAACAAATTGGCAGGCATATTTTCTACAAGAGTAAAGGCGACAAAATTGACAGAAACAAAGGAATCATTTAAAATGAACAATAACTTAATTACGGTGTGTGTATCGGCAACAATAGTTTGTTGTACGTTTATTGTAAGTATCTTCATGTATAATATAAACGACAGAAACAATATGGCAAAAAACATTGAAGCGGCTATTGCCAAAGGTGTTGATCCAGTTTCTGTTAAGTGTGCATATGAAACAAACATGAATGCAATTTGTATAACTTACGCAGCCACGGTTAGAAAATGAGTGAAGTAGATAGAATTTTTAGAGAATTGAAGGCTTTCGCATCTAGTGTTGGTGAAGGACCTCCAGTTCGGCATCGGATTTCTAAATCAAAAGGAAAACGGAGAAAACGTAGTTTGAAATCATGGACTTATGACGCAATGGATATGAATATGAATGAAATGAAAACAGGTATAAACGATAAATTTTTTGTTGGCGCATCTGATTACAGCGATTGGCTGTACATGCAAATGATTGATGCTCGGTCAGAAAAGAAAATATCAACTCACAATTCGGAATTGAAATTGCATGGCAATCGTCAAAAGTGGAAAGAATTCATTGAAGAAGAATTTGAGGGTGACCACATTCTTCAATTCACCAGCTCCAGTGGTCTTATCATCACCGAAGGTTTGAATTTCATTCGTTATGATGTGAATTCTAATTCTATTACCACTCAAACTTATGGTGATAAAATCTTCATTGAAAATGTTGAAGACATGTTCCTAAAACATTTTGAAGAAGTTACCTCATACATTGAGTGGGTATATGGTGCGAATGGTGATAGCGTTAATGTTCCTTTGAATGCGGATCGTTTGCCTGTTGATGAAATGTATCCGTTCCTCAAAGAACCATTGACTGACTACTATGACCGTTATCTGGAATCTAATGCAAACATTCTTTTGTTGATTGGACCACCAGGAACTGGTAAGACAACTTTCATTCGTGGTCTTCTTGCACACAGTAACTCCTCAGCGATTGTGACATATGATGCCGCAATTCTGGAGAAAGATTATCTGTTTGCACGATTCATTGAAGATGAAACTGGCGTTATGGTGCTTGAAGATTCTGATAACTTCCTGAAAGCACGTAGCGATGGTAACACCATGATGCATCGTTTCCTAAACGTTGGTGATGGTCTTGTTACTACAAAAGGTAAGAAGTTGATTTTCTCAACTAACTTGCCAAGTATCCGTGACATTGATCCTGCGTTGATTCGCCCCGGTCGTTGTTTTGACATTGTTTCTTTTGATTCGTTGAAACAAAAAGAAGCCGAAGCATTGGCTAAGAAAATCGGTGTCAAACTTGATGGTAAGCGTGAAAGCTGGACTATCGCAGAAGTGTTCAACAAACAGATTGAACAAAGTACCAACAAAACAGTTGGTAGCAAAATGGGTTTCGTTTAAGGAGTATATTATGGCTGTAAAACAATTTAGTATTAATCAAATCTCTAGTGAGGCTGACCGCAAGAAATTGCTTGATGCCATGAAAGAGTGTTCCAATTCTATGATTCGCATGGAAGGCGAAAAAGACTTTATCAAGGAAGCAATCAAAGAAATTTGCAATGACTTGAAGTTGCCAAAGAATATTGTGAATCGTCTAGTTAAAGTTTACCACAAACAAAACTATGATGAAGAAGTTGCTGTGCATGAACAATTTGAACAGTTGTATGAAACGATTGTAAAATAATGCCAACAAAAGATGAAATGTATAAGTTTCAGGAAGAGATTGAAAAACTCGTAGCTGGAACCGACTACAACTACATGGAAGCAATCATTGAGTATTGTAATCAAACTGGTATGGAAATTGAATTAGCCTCTAGTTTGGTAAACAAAGACTTGAAGGCAAAGATTGAGATTGATGCACAAGAACTCAATATGTTGCCTAAAACCCGTAGACTTCCTATTTGATTTGTGATATAATTATAGCATGACAGGTTATGAAGCATTCTCTCTTTACCACGTACTAAAATTGCATTTCACCTCAGGTTATGACTTTTTTAAGTACAGCGGTAAAACAAACATCACTATAGAATCGTTTGAGAAAAGAAAAGACAAGTACCATTTTTACAAGTTATCCAGAAAGTTTAACAACCGTAGAAATGAATACATGGATTTTGTTATTTCAAACCTTCTACACAATGATAATTGTTGGGCAGGAACTTTGCTTGAAGATGATTCAGATGAAGTCAATATAAAGAGACTTGCAATCGTTCAAGCATTGAGTTATAACTTTCAAAATGATTGTTCGGTGATTGGTGAGAGTGGTAACATAAACGATTTATTAAAAACTGATGGTGAGTATCCGGAGTTATTGACGATGACCTTGCAAAAAGTTATTCAGATTGAAACTTTGTGCATACTGAATTCAATGATGAATTTTCTTCCTATGTGGCAAAGAAAAATCTCAGATGACATTCGCTGGCCATTACTATACAAAAAGTGGACAAAATATTCTCCGTTTTTGAGTTTTGATAAAGCAAAGTTTCGTGAAATAGCATTGAAAGAATTGAAATGATTGAAAAGATTTATTTGGATATGGATGGTGTTCTTTGTAACTTTGAACGCCGATACTTTGAGTTATACAAAGAACTACCTGGTTCAATGCGTGACCGAAAAGAGTTTAATGTACACTGGCATGACTTCATAGCGACAAAGCAATTTGAAACGCTAGACTGGTATCCTGGTGGTAAAGAATTGGTTATGTTTTGCTTTGATGCAAACGTATCAATTGAGTTGTTGACTTCTTCTGGTGGTAGCAAATACTATGATGAAGTTGCACGACAAAAAATTGTTTGGTTAGCGAACAATGGTCTTGGCAAACTAAAGGCGAACGTTGTTCCCGGTCGTAAGCACAAGGCTGAGTATGCTACACCAAACACTATTCTTATTGATGATACACAAGATATTATCCAGTCGTTTAACGCCGCTGGTGGTATTGGTATTCTTCATAAAGAAATTGGTAATACTTTAATGATGCTTGAAAAGCTACTTGAAGTTGAACTAAATACATGATACAATGAATCATGTGGATAATTTTATACAACGCATACAATTTATACAAAGGAAAATACTATGTCTTTCGCTAATCTAAAACGCAACCGTGACAGCCTTGATAAACTCACTAAGGCTATTGAGACCACCACACAAACTGCTGAGGCTGGCTCAAAAGATGACACCCGATTCTGGGCTCCAACTGTAGATAAATCTGGTAACGGCATGGCTGTTATTCGTTTTCTACCAGCACCTTCTATTGATGGTGATGATGGGCTTCCATGGGTACGCCGCTTTGACCACGGCTTTCAAGGACCAGGCGGATGGTTCATTGATAACTGTTTGACTACAGTTGGTGATAAGTGCCCCGTTTGTGAACACAATTCTACATTATGGAATTCTGGTGTTGAAGCCAACAAAGAAATTGTTCGTAAACAAAAGCGCCGCTTGAGTTACGTTGCAAACATCTATGTTGTTTCTGATCCAAGCAATCCTCAAAATGAAGGAACTGTTCGTTTGTTCAAATTCGGAAAGAAAATCTTCGATAAGATTTCTGAAGCAATGAATCCAGAATTTGCTGATGAAACACCAGTTAACCCATTTGACTTGTGGGAAGGTGCTAACTTCAAATTGAAGATTCGTAATGTTGAGGGATATCGCAACTACGACAAATCAGAGTTTGCAGCCAAAGGTGCATTGTTTGAAGATGATGACAAATTGGAAGCTATCTACAAACAAGAACATTCTTTGAAAGATTTTACGGACAAGAAACATTTCAAACCATATGAACAACTTAAGGCTCGCCTTGACAAGGTTCTTGGTTTTGAAGGTGATGCTGTTCCTAATATTCGTGCAGAAGATGTTGAATTGCCAGTGCCAGTTACAAGAGCGAAGGCTCCTGTGTCTACTACTGTAGATGATGATTTGGATTACTTCAAGTCGTTAGCTGAACAATAAACCTTTCTCAAAACTTAGTTTGCCCCGCCTAGTGCGGGGTTTTTATTGTTTAAAATAGAGCCATGGCTTGTTGCAAACTTTTATCATCCATTCCTACTCTAGTTGCAACAACCGCTTGTGAATTTTTTACATTATTATTTGTGGTAGCATTTACTGATCCACCACCAGAAGAATTTCCTGCGGCCGCGGCTCTTGTATTATCATTTAATTCTGTGCTTGAAGATGATAATTGCATACCTTTTAATATTGGTTGTATCTGTTCAGTTGTAATAGACTCTTTATTATTTCCTATTCCGCGATAATAAGATTTTCCTGTGTAAGGATTAGCAATAGATGCAAATTCTTGCGCCAACTCAAATTGTTGTTTTATAGGATCTGTTCCTGCCCGTTTCAATCTCCAATTAACCAATGTCTCAGCTAATTTATCTTGCGTTCTTTTATCAAACACATCATTCAATGTAAGTCCAGTCTTTCCATAATCACCCCTCATTAAACCAGCAAGAGTACTTGGAATGATTTGATATGCACCGGCCGCTTTGATTTTTTCGTCATTTTGCAATTTCATAACTTCACCAATTTTCATGTTAGAAAGCCCAGGCGTTCCTCCTGGTGTATCGTTTGCCATTCCTTTATTAGAGGCATCATAGCCCATTTTTCCAGCTTCCCCACCAAAAATAATATCTAATAGACTGGCTTTGGATGGAGAATTTTTTTGTGTATCTATATTTTTTAATTCTCGATCAAATCTTTCAGGCAATGTTTGTTGCACGTTTTTAAATTCCAATAGTTGAGTTTTTTTTGTATCGAAGGCATCTTCCAACTCTTGTCTAGTATCCATTATCTGGTTAAGTTTTCGTCTTTTTTCTACTATATTATTGAGCAAATCTTCAGGCCTTTCCGGTTTCCGACCTGGTTTAGTTATTCCTGGACCAAAACCTACATCACCAAGATCATTTTTATCTCCTTTATTATACAACTTTTCAAAGAGACTAAGTTGATTTTTTTCATAGGCTTCTTCTTCTCTTATCTGTTGCAATCTCATATCAATACCTTGAAAAGACCTATCAGGTACTAAACCGCCAGAAACTTTGTGGGCTACAAATTGAAGCATATCTTCCGTATAAAAAGTAAGCATTTTTCCAAAATTTAAAAATACATCAGTTAGCACACTAAATGCCGCTTTAGTATAATTAACAATAATATTATCTGATCCAGAAAACATATTTTTAATATTTTTGTCCCAATTTTTTGCGGTTGTTTCATCAAATCCCATTTGTTCTATTAATTGTTGAGTTAGACTTTTTTCTTTACTGTCTGGATCAAATCCTAAACCTTTCAGGATTTGTCTGTGTATACCAGAGAAATCTACATTGGCTGCGATTTCTTTAATTAAAACTGCAACGCCAGCGAGTGCAATTGTCGATAGAATGAAACCTCCAGGAATTGCACTTAAAACGGCACCAATTGCTCCCAAAACTCCTCGACCAAGTGGACCCACTACGCTCAATAAACCTCCGATAACACCGCCAACTAATCCAGCCCCACCTGAAATTACTTTACCAATACCGGAAAAAATTCCTCCAATACCGCCTCCAATGGCTGAGAAAATTCCTCCGAGGCCATTACCTCCCTCTTTAGATTTATTAGTGTTTGTTGGACTTTTATTTTTATTGGATAGTAATGAATTTCTTTTATCTGCACCCATCCACAAAGCATCTGCACCTTTTGAAGATTTACCTGTCATGTTTTTGGTCATAGATGCTATGTTTTGTCTAGTGATATTCATATCTCTAGCCATAGAATTCATGTTCATAGTATTTTTAGCCACAACTTTTAATAGGCTCTCCTGTCTTTCCATTGATATACTCAGAGCATTTACAGTCGCACTTTGTTGTGGAGAATCTGAACTTAACTTTGATGCGCCATCTGAAGCGGAATATCCTTTACCAAATATTTTTTGTCCAGTAGCAGATACAACTCCACTTCCACCAAACAAAACATTTCTAATATCCATTCGTTCTTTTCTTTGTTTCAGAGCCGCAGAGCCAAGAGAACTTAAAATACCTTTTGATTTTAATTCTTGTTTGTAAATTTGGGAGAATTTAGTTGCCATTTATTTTTTTCTTCTTGCTAAATTTTGTTGTTTAATCTTCTCGTTTTCTTCCTCAATGTGACGGAGAAGCATAGTAACATATACATTTCTTTCCCACGGCATCATCTCATTTAAATCTTTTAGAGAGTATTTGTGATGTTGCATTAGTGCGAAATTAGTCTGGTAATGGTTACTCAAATTATCATAACGAAAGGTTATCCGAAAAAACTTTGAATTCCTTCAAGTAGTAATTCTTCTTCATAAGCACATTTTTGACATGTAAACTTAATTTGTTTTTTCAGTTTAGGAATGGTATCAAAAAATTCTTGAATTTTTCCAAATTGTTCTCTAGTTAAGCTATCAATAAAATCCATTAATTCTTCTTCTGGAGTATCTTTAGCATAATACATGGATTCATTATCATAAACAAAATCAATTGAACTGATAATTGTTTTTGAAACTAAATCCGTTGGAGATAAATTTTTCATTTCAACAATATCTTGAATGTTCTTAAAATTTGGATATTTTAATACAACGCCTAAATTTGATGTAAGTTGAATTTTGTTGTTTATATCACTAATTTCTGGTTCAATTTCTAATGCATTAAAACTCAACTTCACTAAAGCATTACATTTCTTTTCGTCTTCACCTTCACCACTAATAGTATTATTACATTTGTAATGTAAGTCAACAACTTCACCAACAGACCTCGCTCTTAGGTGCATGAAGAAATATTCAAAGTCGAGAATGGGTAAGTCTTCAATATCAATATCGGAAACACAACAATTATTAATAATTTGTTTGACAGCTAATAATATGGCATCTTGATCGTCAGACTCCGCAGCCATCAAAAGAATCTTTTCTTCTTTAACTAAGAACGGTCTAAACTTTACTTTCTTTTTTAATAATGGCAAAGTAATTTCATATAAAGGCACATCAATTTTTGGTAACATTTTTATCCTTATCTAATATTAATTCCTCCTAGAATACGAGTACCAATGGCACCAAAGATATCGGATGCATTTGGGAAATCGTATTGAAGGTTCGTTATCACTTCATATTTTCTGTAAGCAAATTGTGTAGTCAGTCTGTGAAATCCATCTTCTCCCCAACTTAGCGGCATTGGAGAAATTGAAATTGGAAATGCATCAATTAATTTTACCGCATAAATTTGTTTGACGAATTCATCGTATTGAACAATAGCAATATCTGTGGTGTATTGACTTTCACCCAAAATATTTTTTGAATATCTTACATTATGAGTATCTGATGGGACCATTGATTCCATCCATGTATCAAATAATCTTCTTTCATAAAAATCATTTGTGCAAATAAAAGTAAATGGAATTTCTGTGTATGCTGTTCTATAAGGTCTTTTAAAAGTTGGTCCATATATCTCAACATCAGTTGTTAAAACTGATCGACCTGGAAGTTCAGTGCTTTCACATTGTAAAGCTAGATATCTACTAACCGTAGAATTTAATGCTGGAACACCTTGGCCAGCACCGCCAATTCCAAAAATATTGCTGATGAATCCGTTTACTGAACTTACCGCAGAAGATGTAACCGTATCCAATCCTTCAATGAAAGATTCGTATTTCGATTTGCTTATATGATTTATTACGCCAGGAGGCATATTTAAAATAACACGGAACCGACTTGGTTTTGCAAAGCCGCCATGTTGAACCGCATTTGAGTAAAATATTTGTGGTGAAAATGCCATTAGAATTTTTTCCTAGAGTCTGCCCAGACTTTATGTTTTGTTGCCTTCTCAAATTGTTCAACCGGCAATAGGGCAGCAATGTCCCATTCATTGGCTGGAATTTCAATAAATCTAGATTGCACATGAGAACCTAGATATCGCTTAATGCAAGGTGTTGCTTCATACGCCTTTGAAAATGCCGCCAGCATTTGATAATTTAATCTTAGCTTGGTTTGTGCATCAAAGCGATTATCGGTGGCATGTTCGCTCAATTTATCCAAAAGAATGATACGTTGCTTTGGGTGAATGTAATGTAAATTCAACCCTAGAAAACCGTCTGGGTATAGTTGTATTGGTAGAACCAACGGGAACCTGTCGTAATATGGCAACTTATCCTTCGTCTTTGGGTCATAATAAAAATAGTACATGTGACCGATAAAATGTGAGATTGTCTGTCTCTCACGGTCTTGCATTAATTTCTGAGGCGTTGGTTTTAAATCACCAACTTTGGAACGCAACCAATCACGGGCTTGTCTAGTACGAGCCGTATAACCAGTCTTTTGCAACTGCTG